GCGTTGCAAGAATTACAAGCTAATGGAGATGGAGGATATCAGGGCAACAATGATTATCATCCCGATGGTATCAGAGCTGATAGCGGCATTCCCGGCCCCGCCACGCCCCGATAATGACCTGATGGCTATCATCCGGCAACTATCCAGCCACAACGCCGCCATGCTCTGTATGGGCTATTATGGCAGCCTATCTGTAAGAGAGATGGCCGGCGTCCTGGGCATATCTCAAACCGCAACATATAAAAAACTAAATAGGGCAGTGGCCAATCTAAGAAAAATTATTGCCGAAAGATATCCTACGCTTAAGTCAACAAAAGAAGCGAAGGCGGCTAACCTGTTGTCACCATATAAGTAAAGACGCGCGTCCTTGAGCGGAGCTGGAAAGCGACGCTCGGTAACAGTAGGCAACCAGAAAAACGGGGAACAGGCAAACATGACAACCGCGATCAAGACCTCAAAGGCTGACCGAACCCCCTCCGAAACGCCAAGCCCCGTAAATATCCCTCAAAACGCCCCAGAACAGCCCACAAGAGAACCTAAGCTGCTACCAAAAACCCTCCAAGCAATTAAGCTAGTGCAGGCAGGACTCACAGCTAAACAGGCCCTACAAGCCACCAACTACAAAGAGGTAATCTCAGCCCGAGCGCAATCTAAATTGAGAGAGAAGTGCCGTAAATACTCGTTAACAGACGATTCTACTGCTCGACTTGCCTCAAATCAGATCAAGCGCATCCTCAAAGCCAGAGCGAGGGAGGAGGCCCACAAGAAGGTCACGTCCACCGGCCAAGTGGTTGAGTACATTGATAATATCTACCCGACCGACTCGAACATCCTCGCTGCTGCGTCGATGGTCTATGACCGGTATGAGCCAGTCAAGAGCCAGGAGCAGGCCCAAGGGCAGGGTAATACGTACATCGATCTGAGTACGTATCAGGTGAGTATCCAGGCGCAACCAGAGGCCATAGAAGCAGAAGTTATCAACAGCCCATTAAAAGGCTTATAAATGCAAATAGTGAATGATATCAATCATGTTTACATAAGTACACTTATAGGCGATTCATATGATATCAAGGACTTACAAGATAAGGGCAGGAATGGGCAGTCAATGCATACACAAACAGGTTGATAACTCATTCATCAACAGCCTGTTGATAACTCATAAGGCAGGCACACGGACACAGGGGCAGGGGCAGGTATGAGAGATAGGCTGTCAAAACGATTTCAGGCAGGGGGGGAGGGGGAGATTGGCTGGTCTCGGTCTGTACGTATAGTCCTCCTCTTCGACGCGGCACAATTTTCGGAAGTCATTTCCGGCAATTTTGCCGATGTTCAGGTGATGAATTGATGATTAGTGGGACGAAACACGGGTATAATACTTTTTTATCGGCAAAAGTGGTAGATTTCTTGCCGGAAGCAGGATAGAGGGATTAATGATCAAGTTCACCAGACATCCTGAGATAGCTTTAAATGCTTTGGAGTTTGCTTCTGGGGGGTTCAAGACGCATTACACGAAGGATTACGACGCGATATTTCGGGATGTTGCTTCTGGGAGACTGGGGGAGAGAGATGTTCTGAGGTCGTTGTTTGCTAATGACTTGTGGTTTTTGGTTCATTATGGGTTTTGTATTCCCGTTGCGAATCATCCGTTTTGGGTCAGGATGTGTAGGATGGTGGAACAGGGGCCGAGAACGGACACGTTGGATATATGGGCTCGGTTTCACGGAAAATCGAGTATCCTGACACAGGCAGAAACATTCCAGTTTGAGATGAAGAACCCGGATAAGTGTACCGGGATTTTCTGCTATGCCCGCCCGGCGGCAAAAAAGCCTTTGAGGTCTTTGAAGGTTTTGATGGAGGAGTCTGATTTACTTCGGTGGTGTTTTCCTGAAGTTTTGTGGGCAAGACCGGATGTAGAGGCTCCTAAATGGAGCGAGGATGACGGCTTAATTTTGAAACGGTCGAACTCTTCACGGAAGGAAAGTAGTATTGAGGCTCATGGGTTGATTGAAGGCATGCCCACGGGGTCGCACTTTGAGAGAAACGTGTTTGATGATTTAGAAACGGATGATATCCGGGAGTCTCCTGACATGCTGACGAAGGTCTATAGTAAGTTTCAGATGGCCTCGGTGAACCTGGGAACGGGAAGCGATACCGACCAGACGCGGGTGATTGGGACGTACTACAGCCATTTTGGGCCGAATGTAAAGATAAGGGATATGGAATATCCAAGAACAGAAAAGGAGATTGAGGAAAACAAGCCGGCGAGAAAGGTTTATGCCTTGAGATTGATTCCGGGTTCCGTGGATGGGACACGAGAAGGTGCGCCGGTTCTTATGGATGTAAATTCGTGGGAGAAGGCCAAGATGAGTGCCCATTTCAATTCTCAGCAGCTTTGTGATCCTACTCCGTCTTCGGAAATCCGCTTGAATGGGGCTTATTTGAAACCCATTGAACCTCAGTTCATCCCTCGAACGATCTACAAGTTTATGGTTTTGGATCAGGCGGGTGGGGATGAGACGCAGAAACAGAGTGGGGATTTGTGGTCTTATGGGGTTATTGGGATCGAACCTGTTCTTGACGACATTGGGCAGTCGAACGTTTACCTTCTGGACATTGAAGCCGATAAGATGAGTCATTCGGAAGGTATTGATGGTGTGGTGAGGATGTACACCAGAAACGGGATTATTCACCAGATGGGGGTTGAGAAGGTCGGGCTTTCAACGACTGAGATGCACATCACGAATGCTTTAAGGATGAAGGGGAGGCGCTTGTCTCTTGATGCCGGGAACCTGGTTCTGTTGAAACCTGCCGGTCGGTCGAAAGAAAAAAGGGTTGAGAACGCCCTACAGTGGCCCTTGAACAATGGAAAACTTTTCTATTCGACCTCGATTCCTATAAAGTACATTGACGCGATCGTTGAAGAGATGCAGAAGTTCCCGTTCTACCATGTTGATATTCTGGATATGTGGGCTTATGCTTACGACTTATTCAAAGAGTTTCGTTTTCCTATTAGGAGACAAGAAGCGCCGGTGGGTAAGGTTGTTGAGGCGGCCCCGTTGATGTTTGGTCTTCGTGGAACAGATATTCGATCAGGAATGAGGATGGCGATATGAGTTTTGGAGGCGGCAGTTCATAGAGTAAGGCTTTTGACTGGGGGCCGTCTTGGGGGCCGTTAAGTTTTCGAAACAGCATTGATCCGATCAGTGGGTTAATGGGGGAGAAGGGACTTCTTACGGGTATGATGCCGGGTACGGCTGAGATGCCCGCAGTGGAGCCGTTGCCCGCGCAGACTACTAACGACGACGCCTTGAAGAACGCGGCAAAACTTGAAGCGGAGAACTTGCGGAAGCGCAAAGGGATGAAGTCCACGATTCTTACTGAGGATTCATCCTTAATGGCTCCAGCGCAGACACAGAAGGCCCAATTACTTGGGTAGGTGATATGGAAAAGCAGACCGACGAGAAGACCGCGAAGGACATCATTAAGTATCATGGGTACTTGAAACAGATTCGTCAGCCTTTTGAGTCTGTCGTTGACGACATTCTTGAATTTGTCCGGCAGGCCCGGCCTATCAGCTCCACCACGAAAGGCCAGAAGCTGACCGGAAACGTTTATGACGGCACGCCGATTTCCGCTTTAAACCTCTGGGCGGACGGGATGTACGGTTATCTCTGTTCTCCGAATCTTGACTGGTTCTCTCTCACCCTCCCCAATACTGTAAATTACTCTCGCACAAGCGGGATGAGACAGTTCTCAGGAAAACGGATGGATGACATCTCCGAAGTCGCGCAGTGGTTAAATGACTGCGAAGACGTGATGAAATCGGCCTTCCTGAGAAGCAATTTTTATGCCGTCATGCCACAGTTCTTCCGGGACGGTGGTTCGGTAGGGACTGCTTGCATGGACATCGAGGAGGATATTGGTAAAGGGAGAATCTTTTTCACCCCCCTTCATTTCCGGGAATACTGTGTCGCCGAAGACAAAAACGGAATGGTGGATACGATGTACCGCCGATTTCCGGTTACAATGAGGAATCTTGTTCAGAGATTCGGCCTGGAAGCGGTGAAGAAGGTCGATGATCAGTTTGAACGCAAGTACGAACAGAACCCTTACGAAGAGGTATACGTCATTCATGCCGTTCAGCCTCGTGTGGATTTCGATCTTTCAAGGGTGGATTCCAAAGCGAAGCCCTGGGGCTCCTACTGGATACTTGAGGATAAGTCTGACAAACTTCTCCACGAAAGCGGATATAGACGCTTTCCGTCAATCGGGTGGAGATATCGAAAAGAGACCGATGAGGTTTATGGCCGTTCCCCTGCGTGGGACGCTTACGCAGAAATAATGCTCGGAAATCAGGAGGCAAGGACAAATTTGATCGCCGGTCAGAAGATGGCCGAACCCGCGATGATTGGGCTTGAAGACCTGCGGGGGAAGATTCAGAGTGGGCCTAAAGGCTGGACGTGGGTTGAGATGATGCAGGACGCTCCGCAGCCGCTGAATACCGGGATACAGCTCCCCTATGTTTTAGAAATGCGGGAACGCACCGACAAGGCGATCGAGAAGCATTTCAACGTCGATTTCTTCCTCATGCTCTCTCAGGCGGCTTATAATAAGGTTTTTCTCACCGCGACACAAGTAATTCAGATGGCGGGGGAGAAGGCGGCAGTACTCGCCACTCGAACCGATACTTTGAACATCGAAGCCTTTAACCCCATCATTGACCGGGTTTGGGACATTGAGATGGAGTCGGGGAGACTTCCCCCCCCTCCGGATATTCTCCGTGAGTTCGGCGGCGGGAGTCTCGAAGTTGACTACCTCGGCCCACTCGCCCAGGCACAGAAGGTCATGTTCGAGACTCAGGGGATAAAGGCGAGCCTCGAAACCGGGATGCAGATCGCAAATATGTTCCCGGAAGCCCTTGACGTTCTGGATGGTGACGAGATGATGCGGGAGATCTTTAAAGCTAACCGTGCGCCGGCTGCGGTTATGCGATCGCCTGAAAAGGTCCAAGGATTAAGACAGATGAGGCAGCAGCAGACCCAGAATCAACAGATGGTAGATCAGGCGGCTCAGATTGCCAAAGCCCTCCCAGGGGCAGGCAAGGCCATTGAGAAAGGTAGTGCGCTTGACATGATGACGGGCGGAACCATGAACGGCAGTGAGGCTCCACAATGACCGAACTGACGGCAAAATACCGGATGGTCTTTGGAAACTCGATGGGGCAGGAAGTCCTTGCGGATATTTTAAGCATGACGCACTTTGGCGGTATGTTGAACGCGGATAATCCCCAACAGATCGGGGAATACAATGTTGGAATGGCAATAATGGCAAAAATGGGAGTTTTTTCCCGCGAGACAAAAAGGGACGTTATTAAGGCTTTATCAGTGATTTCACCAAAGGAGGAAGTAAAATGAAAAGATTAAGGCTTGTGTTGTTATTGGTTCTTGCCTTTGCCTTGTCCGGGGTGGCACAGGCCGAAGAGAAATATAATCCCGGATTAAACCACAGCGGCACTATCGGCGATACCAACAGGAACTGGAGACTTGGAGGTTTTGACAAGTTCCAGATGCCGGAGATTACCGCGCCGACCGGGAACCCTGACGCGAATTTTGGGTGGTTGTACGTCAAGGACTCTGGCGGGGAATCGGCTCTTTACTTCGAGAGCGATGCGGGGACCGTGACGCAGATCGGGAATACCGCTACCAAATGGGATGACATCGGCGATCCCGATGCCTCCGGGACGGTCGCCTTTACGACCTTTCAGCAAATCATCACTTCTACTAAAACCGATGGCGATGGGCTCAATATTCAGGGGCTTGGGGCTTTTGGCGATGTCTCAGTCGTGAGAATCGAGCAGAAAACCGGGAACCCGACCGACGGCACGGTTCTTGAAGTTGTGGCTGCCGATGCCAATGTTGACCCGCTGGTTGTTTCTTCCAGCGGCAAAGTAAACGCATTGGTCGTCGGACAAAACACCGGAGTTGTCACCGTTGCGGGAGTGGCGGTCGGCACTGACACTCTGATCCTTACCGCGGGCGATGCACTGCTGACTGATGGCAATGCAAAGTTGACGACTGGCTATCTGAGTTTCGGCGCAGATCCAGCGGACGCGGGAACAATCAGGCTATCGAATGCGGGGAGCATCCAGTTTGAGGCTTCTGCCGCCGGTGTTGATGTCAATGCGTTGTCGGTTGACGCCAGCGAGATTGTGCAGATCGGCTCTGCCGGAGCTTCCGGCGTAACTGTTACGCCGGATACGACCTTCACGGGGAACATTCAAGCTGTTGACGGAACCTTTACCGGGAATGTCAATGTTACCGGCACCTTCCAGCAGGACGCAATCACGGCAGTCACGGCGGCGACCACGCTTACGGTTGACGGAACCGGCGTTGGCGGCGTGACTGTTGGCGGAACCTCAACCGGCGCAGTGACCCTGGGCGGCGGTGCGACCCTTGTTAATCTACCATCGACCGTTGATCTTACCTTGTCTGGTGGAGATTTGACCGTTACCGACACGGCAAACGCGGACATGGTGACATTCACGAATAACACCATGACCACGGCTGACCTTGTTGTACTGTCCGCTTCGGGAACAAGAACATCCGACAACGTGATTGAGATCACGGACGGCGCAACGACCGGAACCACGATTGGGGTTACGGCCAACGCCATGACTTCCGGCGACGGTGTTTCCTATACCAACTCAGGCGCGGCCCTGACTGGTTCGGCTTATGCCGCCTATGTCACTGATGGGGCGGGCTTTACGGGGTATTATTTCCGTGGTTATGACGGTGCGGCAGACGACTTCAGTGTTAAACGGTATGGCGCAACGACAATCGCAGGCAACGCGGCAACGAATGTTTTGACCGTTACCGCCGGAGATGTGCAGATCGACGCCGGAAGGGTCGAAATCGACAACACGGGCGACGTAGTGAACCGGATTGCCAGAAACAATGCAACCGGAACCGGGGCAGTTCTTGAAATTGAGCAGACCCATACGGGCGGTGGAATTGCTCTTCTGATCGACCAGAAGAACACAACCGCCGGTGAATACGCGATTGACATCGCATCCGGCGGGGCCACACAGATCCATTTCACGGCGAACGGCGCAGCGGGCAGTGGTATGCTTTACGACGCGACAAACGCATGGACCGGGCAGGCTTTGGTCATTGATGCAGGTCCCTGGCTCGGTACGCTTAACCGGGGCGTCATTGATTTCCGTTCCGACAACGCCGCGACAGCCGAAGTTGGTTCGGTTGTCTATGTCAAGATGCAGGGTTCGGCGGCTGACGCGGCTGCTATCGACGGCAAGGGGCTGTATATCGAGGATGAGGCCGCGGCCACAGCGGGCAGCTACCTTGTAAAGCTCGACACCTTGGCAAATACAGCCCTTCACATCAGCAATTCAGGAGCCGCAGCGGACGGCATCAAGATCGACGTTGCCGACTCCTATACCGGGCAGGGCTTCGTTGCCGACCTCGGCCCGTGGCTCGGAACGTCCGGCGAAGGCTTCATTGAGATCAATTCTGACAATGCGGCTACCGTTCCCGCCGGGCAGTTTATGAGATTCCGGCAGCTTGGCGCCGGGCAGCACGCGGCAGCAATCGGCGGCACCTTGGTTTACTTGGAAGACGACGCAACGGCTCCGGCGGCAGGGACTTCCTATGTGATGAACATCGACGCAACCAACATCGAGGCTATTCACGTTGACACCGGTAAGGTTCTGGTTGATGAAACAGTGACGGCGACGGGAGGTGTTTCTTCGGGTACGGCGTCTGATTCGTTCATCTACACCGACACGGTTGAATGTAACAATGCCTGCATCAAGGGGCTCCGCGCTGCACCGCTGGCGTTGGTTGCCGGTCCCGGCGCTGCAAACTTCATCGAAGTTGTTTCGGCGGTTCTTGTTCTTGATTACGGAAGTGAAGTTCTGACGGTCAACGCGGATGACAATTTGGTGATTGAGTACGGCGACGGTGGGGACGACATTACGGCGGCTATCGAAACTGACGGCTTTATGACCGCGGCTGCCGACACCATGAAGCTGGTATTGCCTGCTGGTATTGCAACG